AGTGATTTTTATACAGAAAAACGAATCACCCTGTGGATAAGTCGATTGACCATATGGGATAAATCTGGTACTATCTTAATAATAAGAAGAAGGCGCTCGACCGGGGCGAAGTGGCAGCGGGCCACCGCTCTGACCCCCGGCGCAAGGCCCAAGGCTCTTTGACATTGTGGACCAAGCATCTGCTACGGTGAACCGTGGGCCGACTGCAACAGGAGTCAACTCATGGAAAACCACAAACACGTACTGCCAAACGGCTGCACGTTTCTGGCGATGTCGGGCGGCGGCTTCGGACACTGGGCCAAGGCCACCGATCCAATCACCGCGATGAGAGACGTGCGGCAAGCCGAGCGTCAACGCCGCTTCCCGAAGACACCCGTCTTCGTCATGTACGGCGACGACGAATCGCTCAACGCAAGCGACTTCGGCGGTTACACCTTTTCTTCGGACAAACCCCCGACACCAATCGGGATGTTTACAGTCACCGACCGAAGCATCAAGCCTATTAAAAAAGGCGAGTTCAATGAAACCCATCTCGATAATGACGGATGGATGTCAGCGCAACTCGAAGACATCCAGGAACAGGTGACGATATGGGAAAACGAAGAGACAAATAAAAAGTAACTGAAACCACGGCCCACGGTTCTCCATAGCAGGTGTCCCACCGTCCCACCTATAGTATGAATTCTATGAATCCAAAAAAAATAAAAGTCAGAATCCAGAGACGGGATTGGTGGGACAGGTGGGACAGTATGTATAAGTGCCTTATATATATAGATTTTTGCCCTCTCAAAGTGTCCCACGTCAGGATGCGCAACATATCGCTTATGGGACGGTTTCCCCGTGACTTATAGTTGATCCGACCTCCGGTTCACTGCTACTGTCGGGTAAATGATCCCATACGCCTCACTTAGAGGGTGTTCTTAAAGTCAAGTGGTGGGACAGTGCCGGGACAGCGTTGAAACTAAACGATAAAAGACCTTTTTGGAGGGTAAAATGCCCAATAGCAACAGGCCGGGACCAGACACTGGTGGGACAGGCAAAAAGGTCGCCACGCGTGGTCCAAATCGTAAGTTGACGAGGCGACAGGAAAAGTTCGTAAAGGAATTGGTTGCGAATGACGGTTTGATCACGATGCGTGAGGCGGCGATACGTGCAGGTTATCCTCCGGCTAGTGCGCATACTCGTGCTTACGAACTCACCAACAATAATATCTGTCCCCATGTAGTCTCTGAAATTCAACGGTATCGCGATGAGCTGGACGAGCAATATGGCGTCACATACAAGCGACACATCGCAGACATGGGCAAGATTAAAAATTTGGCTCTTGAAGGAGGTGCGTTTTCGGCGGCGGTGATGGCCGAAAAAAATCGGGGATTGGCGGCGGGACTTTATGTGAGCAAGTCAGAGATTCGAACTGGTAGTATTGATGCCATGTCGCGGGAGGACGTCGAACGTGAACTCGAACTCATTAGAAGCAGCTTTGAAACGGTTATCGACGGCGAAGCCGTCGAAATCCACGAATCAGATGCCGAAAGAAGCCCTGAAGAATCGGGAGGCGGGGTTGTGGAAGATCATCAGCGACGGATTGACGAGGACGGAGCGGCGAATTGAGACAACAAGGCTGGAGTCGTGGAGCCTGCCTGGGTTGCCCGATGTCTTGCTACTTAGCGAGCGTGGTGAGTTCAGCTGCCTCGAACTTAAAGCCGCTAAAAACTTTACTCGTAAAGTCGATCTGTCCCCCCATCAGTGTGCGTGGTTGTCTAGGCATTCTCACGGCCCTTGTTTTATTGTTATTCGCGATAGCAGCTTGGACATTCGTGTTTTTTGCGGCTCCGATGCTGTTAGCCTTCGTATGGATGGTGCTTCAGCCGTGGAGGCTCTACAAGTTTTTAAGGAGCCGTATGACTGGGACGAATTTTTCCAGTTGACCTGTCCGTTGTAGGAAAGTATAAGTAAAGTCCCACAACACAGGAGTCAAGGGCATGACATACGACTACGACTTTAAAGGTTCGCGTGAACTCACACCGGTAGAAATTAAGGATTTTACGCTGGAGCAGCTCCGGCTGATTTTTGAAATTCGTGCCGCTGATATATCTGTATATATCGGCATTCATGGTCGTGTTTGTCTATCGAGTGAAATTGAGAGTTCCTGTCTTAATGGTGCAAACGTTCAGGTCAACCTTAAAACATCTGTGCTTGATGACGTCATGGAAGACGAGTCGTTTCAGTATGCGTTGAAACAGGAGAGGTGCCCAACATGTGGAGAGTTGCTGGAGGACGCCGCGTGATGGGCTGGCTTGAAGATTGGCTGACCGACTTTTTCCAGCGCCTTGCAGAATGGTTCGAACGCCGAAATACAGGAGGGTAGAGAGATGCGAAAACTCACTAAAATCGAACAGGCGAGTGCCGATGCACTTGGTGACGTGGCTCTGTTTCATGTAACGGGCACGATCTTGAACAAAAATATACAAGACTGCAACGCCGCCATCAGAGACTTGTTGAAGCGCGAAGGCGTGATCGATTACGCTGAACTAAATCCCGGCGACAAGGTAACGCTTGAAGGCGTATATAGCGACGGGACTGAAACCAAGATTTCTGCGTACAGGGCGAGGACTCGCGGCGACAAGAGAATCTGGTTTAACGGCTTAAAGAACCACGCCGATGCTGGCGACGTAATGGCGCTGGTTATACGCGGCGGCAAACTGGTGATCCAAAATGTGACGAAGGGAATCGCTGTCGCCGTGTTTATCATTCCCGCGTTCGATGTTCCTGTTCCATTTTGACCGGCTGACTCCCCGGTTCAACTCGCCCCGCGATTGCGGGGCATTTTTTTGTTTGACTCGCTGGATTATGCCGTGCTATGGGTTTATTCCCATAACATAATAAGGAGTCAAACAAAATGTCACGTTACAACGATGGGTTCCGGGAACATGAGTATGAGGACTATGGCGGCGGTCGTGGCAATGGCTATGATCACGATGCTGGGATGTCGAATAATGCTTTGGATGCTTATGACCGAGGTGTCAAGCCGTTGTCTCGCATCACCGTCTTGGACCTCAACCAAGCTGGCTGGCGGCATACTAAGGCATTTGCAAAATTTTTGGCGGCAGAAGGTTTTTGGTCGAGCGCCGAGTGGCATCACTCCGGCGGAGAGTGGTTTAATAAAGTGGATTTTTATGACTCTGCCGAGCTTGTTTCCGAGTGGCTTGAGTTGGATGACGCAGGTAAAGAGAACTGGAAAATCAGACATGCCGAGTCGAGGAAGTCATCTTCCGAAAGTGATGGTCGCTGTGTCGAGGGTAGTTACACCCTTTGGGGCGGCACCCGTCGTCGTCCACAACGTATTGGGAGGGAATCGTTTACAGGAACGCTGATAGGCGACTGGATTCATGTGTCGGGCGGCGGTAGAAAAAAGGCCAGTGGTGCGCACATAAATTGGCATTTTGTCGAGGAGTCAAATTAATGAACGTTAACGAGAAATTGCAACAAGCGGCGTCGGTTGCCAACGCGTTGTCTAGCGCCGGTAATCTGTCGCGTTACCGCGATATTAACGAGATTCTAGAGGCAGTGTCGCGCTTGCACCGCACGGAAAAACAGAATCTTGGGTCGCTGGTGTTTGCGTTAATCGGCGAGTGGAGCCGTGACTATGAAAGCGGCAACTATGACTTGCGCAACGAGGCGACGTGCAAAATGGCGTTTAATATGGTGCAGGGACTCCCGGAGGGCGGACGCGGCGATTTCTGGATGCCGACTATCTAGCTCGCGCCTTGCTCCGTAAAGCGTCGCCGATTAATTTCGGCGGCGTTTTGCGTTTGACTCCGTGTTATGCAATGCGGTATGGGTTACATCCCATAACAAGGAGTCAACCGATGCTTAATTGCACTTCTATATCACGCGCTAGGAAAACCGCCGGAATTGCGCAAACCTACCGCGCCGGGGATGGTGAGATATTCGCGACATGTCCCGATTCATGCTCGCTCAAGCCATACCAAACTGGAACGACCGAAATAGACCGCGACTATGAGTCGGCAGTGCGGCGCGCCGTACCGCGCAAGGGAGTCGCGTTTTTGTTCACGCATTTTGCGCCGGAGCTTTGGGCCGAGAAAAACGCGCCCGGAAAAACGGTTTTTAACTACAGCGCCGATTCTTTGAAACAGGCGGCGAAATACATCAAGCGCGGCGTCGCGTCCGTTGCCGTTGTGCCGTCCGATTATTGGGAGAATCTAGCTAGCAATAAGGTGACGGAGTCGGACGGTGTTAAGATGGTCCGGTGTCCCGACGAGACAACAAAAATCGGGTGTGCCGGGTGCGGTAATGGACTCCCTTTATGTGCTCGCGCCGATAGGGATTTCGGAATCGTGTTCACTGCGCACGGCGCGACGAAGCGCAAGGCGGGAAACCCTGGCGAACGCGGCGGGTGTTATGCGGCGAATCACTTTGTGGGGAAGCACTGGCGCGACTTGTCGCGGCGCGAACAAGTGGATGAGACTGATGCGCAAGCTGCCACGCGATTCGCGAAATCACTGCCGCCGCGCACAATATTCCGTGCTCACATTGCCGGCGATTTGGGCAAAGCGTAACGAGTTAATTGCTTAATTATACGCTTGCAATCGTGCGCCAATCCTGTATTGTCCCACATAGTCGCTTGCAATAGTGCGGCGACGTTCCCGCAACAGGAGTCCACAATGTCAAAATTGTTATACAACTCGACGAGCGATGTCCTCGTGACTCGCGACGACATGAGCTGTCTCAAAACGCCGGAGCCTATGGGCTCGCGTCACGCGCCTTATTCGTTTGCGGATTTTAGCAATACAGTCTGCGACGAGATTGTAAAATCGGGATTCAAAATCGAGCGCGAGGAATTTGCCATAACGCAAGACGAGAATCGTCTGTTCGGTTTGATACATGTTAGCAATGGAGTCGACCATGCGACTCCCACTGGCGAGACATTACCGGCGATCTATAAGCCGAAACATAACAGCGTTGTCGGCGTTCGCGGTGCGCATGATCAGCGGATATCTCGTGGACTCGCCATAGGTTCGCAAGTAATGGTTTGTTCAAATTTGTGCTTTCATGGGGACTTGGGAAACTGGTTTACGAGACAGACGACTAACATTGGCGAGCGTATCCCTGGACTCGTCGCCGATGCTGTTAGTGGCCTGCGCGATGCGAGCGAAACATTGACGGTTGATTTTGACGCGTTTAACCGGCGCGAGATTACCCGCGACGCTGGCGACTCCATCCTGTTGGATATCTTCCGTAATGGTGGATTCAGTGCGTCGCAATTGGGACGTGCAATTGGCGACTGGGACGAGTCCAGCGTCGACGAGCATATGGCAAACGGTCGCTCGCTTTGGTGGTTGTTCAACTCGGCGACCGCCGCATTGAAGCCCACGGGTGCGAACACGAATCACAATGATTTGCGGGAACGCTCGACAATCGTTTACCGCAAGGTCGCGCAGTATAATCGTCTGGCGCTCGCCGCCTAGCTTGCGCTTGTTATCGACTCCAGCGCCGCCGGGTATTCCTTGGCGGCGTTTTTTATTCCCTTGCCTATATCGGAATTGTCCCGTACTTTCACCAGTGGCAATTGTGCCTTGTTATAGAGGAGTCAAATTATGTGCGATCAGACGTTCAATAAATGGTTACATCAATGCGACGTCGTCGTGTCGGGTAAGCTAGGATTGGGATTGCATGACTTGCCGGATGCTACGTGGCGCGATTACTTTGACGACGGGCTTTCGCCGCGTGACGC